TACTTACGTTAAAGCATATAATAGTGTTGATGTTTTAACCATTATGAATACAGATAAAAGTATAAAAAAATATATTTATGATGAAACAGTTTTACGTATTAAAGAAAAAGATTAAAAATGTTTTATAATAGTAAACAATTAAAAATATTTAAAGATATTAAAGAAAGAACTTGGTATCAACAAGAAAGATTAAGAACACCATATAGACGACAATACTATGATGTTTTAAATAGATATTTTAAATCATTTGGTAAGAAAGTACAGATAGCTTATCAAACAAGAAGTCAAATTCTTTTAGATATTGAATTAAGAAAACAACAGGATAAATTAAAATCAATTTTAACTTTTCTTTATAGAACTGTTGCTTATGCTTTTAAAGACTATGCTTTAGGAAGATACTTTGCAAAAGATTTTGATGATGATTTTGAAAAACAATTAGCAGAATTTATAGATGTTAATACTGGTACTTGGGTTACAGAAATAGATGAAACAACAAGAAGAAGATTAGCGAAAGTTATTGACAATTCATATAATGATGGGTTATCAACAGAAGCAACTGGAGTAGCTTTAAGAAATACTATTATAGGTATGGGTGTTTATAGAGCAAACCTTATATCAAGAACAGAAGTTCATAGAGTTGCAAGTTTTGCAAATGAAACAGTTGCTGAAAACATGAAGATAGATGGAACAATGAAAGAGTGGATAGCTATTCAAGATGCAAGAACAAGATTCACACATTCTATTGCTTCAGGACAAATGGTTCCCCAAAAAGAATTTTTCGTTGTTGGAGGGGAAAGACTAAAATATCCAGGCGATCCTAGAGGGTCTGCTGGAGAAACAATTAATTGCAGGTGTGCTGTTATGTATAGAACACCTGATTTTTTATAAGGAGAAAAATATGGAACTAACAATAGGAATAATACTTGGAATATGTTTATGTCAAGCAAATGACAGATTTCATTTAATCAATACGATAAAGGTATTCATTAATAAAAAAAGAAAATAATGCCTTTACTAAAACCAAAAGAAAAAGAAAAGAGAGAGGATTTTATAAGTAGATGTATGTCAGATGACAAAACTACTTCTGAATTTCCGAAAACAGAACAAAGATTAGCTGTCTGTAATTCACAATTTAAAAAAAATAATAAGGAGGAATATTCTATGAACGATATAGAAGCGATGGGACAGGCAATTAAGTCTTTGACAGATGTTATCTCATCTAAAGAAAAAGCAAGTTATGGTGGGGATAGTAGTAATGCTAAACCTAAAAAACCAGAATCAGAAGCATTTATCTCAACCAGTGCAGATAAAGATATGGATCACTTTGATAGAGAAGATGCGGCAGATGCAAGAGCAGGAGAAATAGGTTGTACTGGAACACATAGGTATGATGTTGATGGTAATACTTTCTATATGCCTTGCGGATCGCATGATGAATATCTACAAGCTGTAGGAAAAAGTTATGATTCTAACAAACCAAAAAAACCTAAAAAAAGTGTTTGTGTTTGTCAAGATGATGGTATGTGCCAATGTGATACAGAAATTAAGAAATTAGTTTTTCATTCAGAAATTAAAGCTGAAAATGAAAAAGGAATATTTACTGGTTATGGTTCAATATTTGGTAATGAAGATCAAGGTAGTGATATAATGCAAAAAGGTGCATTTACTAAATCATTAACTAGCAGACCAGCAAATAAAGTTAAAATGTTATACCAACATAAAACAGATGAACCTATTGGAATTTTTACAGATATGTATGAAGATTCAAAAGGATTATTTGTTCAAGGACAATTAGCTATGGGTACTCAAAGAGGTCGTGAAGCATACGAACTTTTAAAAATGGGTGCATTAGATGGTATGTCCATAGGATTTAGAGCAGACCCAGAAAAACAAGGTTATAATGAAAGTAAGAGAGGAGTAAGAACTCTTAAAGAAGTTGACCTTATGGAAATCAGTTTAGTAACTTTCCCAATGAACGAAAGTGCTTTAATAGAAACTGTAAAAGGGAATGCTAAAAATATTCGAGAGTGGGAAAAAATCTTGCGTGAAGCAGGAGGTCTTTCTCGGACAGAGGCGAAGATAGGTGCGAAAGCATTATCTGAATCCTTATCTCAGCGAGATGCTGTTGATGACAATAAACAATTAGCAACTTTAATTAATAAAGTAGCTAATATACTTAAACAATAAAACCAAAAAGGAAACAATTATGGATAATAATGAAGTAAAGTCTGCAGTTGAAACTTTAGGAAAAACTTTTGAGGCTTTTAAAGAAACAAACGATAAAAGAATCAAAGAGATCGAAAGCAAAGGTGTTGCTGATCCGATAACAGAAACTAAACTTACAAAAATCGAAAGTGATTTAAATAAGTTTGCTGATATGGAAAATGCACAAACAAAAGCTAACGATCAAACTAAAGCACAACTAGATAGACTAGAAACTATTGTATCAAGACCTGATTTTGGCAAAGGTTCTCCAGTAGAATCAATGCAGAAAAAAGTTTTTGATAAATGGTTAAGAAAAGGCAAAGACTCATTAGCACCTGAAGAACTAAAAGTTCTTACTGTGTCTAACGACAATACTGCTGGTTATTTAGCTCCACCAGAATACGTGAGAGAATTAATCAAAGGTATAATTGAGTATAGCCCAATTAGATCAATCTCTAAAGTGCGTTCTACTACAAACAGAAGTGTTCAAATGCCAAAAAGAACTGGTACATTTGCGGCACAATGGGTTGCAGAAGAGGGTGCGAGAACAGAAACTACAGGATATGCAGTTGGCTTGGAAGAAATTCCAGCACACGAACTATATGCTTTAGTTGATATTTCTGAACAAGAACTTGAAGACGCAGTTTTCAATCTTGAAGCAGAAATGAACTCTGAATTTGTAGAGCAATTTGCAAAAGCAGAGGGAAATGCTTTCGTATCAGGAAACGCAGTAGGAAAACCACAAGGACTATTATCAAATGCTAACGTAGGTAACGTAGCAAAAGGTGGTGGTGCTTTGGATGCTGATTCACTAATTAGTGCGGCACACAATGTGGCTACTGAATATTCTAGAAATGGAACATTTGTAATGAGCAGATCAACAGTATCAGCAGTTAGAAAACTGAAAGATGGTGGTGGTCAATATATCTTCCAACCAGGAATGTATGCTATGGGAGTTGGTTCTAACATTTTAGGACACCCAATAGTAGAAGCTACTGATATGCCAGCAGTTGGTGCAGGTACAAAACCTGTATTATTCGGCGACTTCAGAAGAGGTTATTTAATCGTTGATAGAGTTAATCTATCAATTATGAGAGATCCTTTTACTCAGGCGGCATCAGGTAATGTTAGATATATCGCTAGACGTAGAGTTGGTGGACAGGTTATTCTTCCAGAAGCTCTATCAACTATAACAACTTAATATATAGGAGATATAATATTATGGCAATATATGATGGAAAAAGTGGCATAACGATTGATGAATCGTTAAATGCTATTGTAAAAGCGGCAGATACAAATTGTACTGGTGTTGATTCGAAAGATTTCTCTACAGTTACTCACGTTGTAAATGTTGGGGCTAATGGAATAACTTTTAGCACGACAAACAAAGTTGAGATTGAACTAGAAGAATCTGCAGATAATACTACTTTTACTGACGTAACTTCTAACACTTCAGTTGTTGGTGGTACAGTAGGTACAAATGGTTTGTGGCAAACAATAAAAGCTGATGGCGAGTGTAATGCGGTTTATGCTATTGGCTACACAGGTCCAAAAAGATACTCTAGAGTTGTTTTAAACTTTAGTGGTACTCATGGAACTGGTACTATTTTTGGTGTAACTGGTATTAAAGGAAGACCTATTTCTGGTCCAACTTCAAGCCAAGCAAACAAATAATAAACTTAATCTACTTTTGTAGATAAGATTGGTAGGCGAGGCAGAGCGAGAGTGAAACTTCGCCTACTTATTAAAAATTTAAAAAGGAGAAACAATGAAAATAAAAATGAAAACAACAGTAAATGGTAGTGCTAATCCAGAAGGTTCAGCTTCTATGAGTTATAAAGCTGGTGTAGAATATGATATGTCACAAAAGTGGCAAATGAAATTAGCAACAAGTCTTTTAAACTCTGGCGATGCTGAAAAATCTGTAAAAGATACAGCAAAAAAAGTTATAACAAAACTAGAAAAAAAAGTAGAAAACAAAACTAAAAAAATAGTCAAAAAATTATTTGGCAAAAAAAAATAAGGTTAAACAATGAGTGGATTAAAAGTAAAAACAGCATGGATAACAAATGTAGTGAGTATTGCTGACTTTAAATTATTTGCTAGAATTGATAGTGCTGATGCAACAGAAAATGCACTCATTGAATCCCTTGTATTTGTAGCACAAGATTTAGCAGAACAATACATGAATAGAGCAATTACTTATC